GCCGGAGGCTGACTGTGGATGAGTGAGCAGAGTGCGTTATATCCTATATACACTCAATTTGAAACAGCTACAGGGCCTTTATACGTTTTGCAGCATTTTATTCGATTGTTGTCGCCTTTTCATTTTAGATTTTTACGTTACATTGTAAAAAATACAAGAATGAGAAATAATCTTTATTTGGAATTTACTCCTCCTGAAAAAAAAGAATGTAAACATTTGAATTGTCAGTGTATTATTAAAGTTCAAGGTAAACATCCGATTACTCGGGGATATTTGTATGAAATAAAGATGAAAAATTTCTTCGATTCTATTCGTGACTTTGCAATAGATTTTTCAGCTCAATATGATTACATTGCAGGTTTGCCAATGAAGAGAAATGGTGATCGCGAGATGATGTACTTTTTGACTAAGTTAGTACCACGGTCTCCACACCTCTCGCAGTGTATCACTCCAATAATGCCACCAATGGCGAAATATAAGTATCCTTCTGAAGCGCCTTATGTTTTGCCTCATTTTTCAGTCAAAGATATTGTGAGAAGGGCTGAACATGATTATTTTCATAATATTGGTGTGTGGAATGATGCTGAAATTCGTGCTATTCATGAGCCGATCCGAGGAGTGCCTTCTTTAGCCCACTTATGTATGCGAAAGTTGTCTTTATATAATGGTGTGTATGGGTTGGTTAATGGGAGACCTATGTACACTTCAGCTGCTGATAATCTTTTCATCAATCATAAATATGCTGATGCTGTTGGTGAGATGTCACGACAAACTGATCAAGTTACAACTGCAGCTAAGGAAGCCTTGAAACATTTGCCCCAGGCCCTGGGTTATCTTTACCACCATTTGGGCACTAGTGATAAGTTTTGTAAGTATGAGTCAAAAATTGATATGACTGTCCTTTACGGTGCCTATTTAGGGTCTTCTAATGGATTACAAAATTTTCCTGAAACTTTTTTCAAAATGGAGTCTGGAGATAAAGTTAAGGTTTCCGCCTCTGGTAAGAAAGCAGAGATGTTTGTTCAGGATCTTAGAACTGTATTAGATTTTCTCAAATATGACATTCCATTTGAGACTTATTGGGACATTAAGGAAAAGAATGAAATGTTTTTCTCAAAGACGAAACAATATTCGGATGATGACTATAATGCATGGAAAAATAAATTGCGTTTGTTTGTTATTCCGAGTGGCCCGTTTATTATTCTTGAGAAATTGTTGTGTACGATTCGTCATAGGATTGAACGTGGTGGTTGTATTTTTGTTGGTTCGACGTGGAGTTATGGTGGAGCAGTGCGATTTGCTGATGCTGTTGGAATTACTCCTGAAAATGCGCGTGACCCATTGATGGTGGAAGGAGATTTTCGTAAATTTGATCTTTCTGTTCTTGCTGTTTTTATTGACCTTTATGTTAGTAGTACTCTTGTTTATGAGAAACCAGGAACATTTGTTTATGAAATGAAAAAGCGAGCATTGAAGTTGTTGCTTAATAAGCTTATTGCTCGTGTTACCCATTTGTTTGCGCAGATGTGGGGTATCATAATAGGTGAGGTTCCTAGCGGTTGTTTTGATACCTCTCATATGGACTCATGGGTAATGTCTCTTTATTTTTGCCTATTTGCAGTGTATCAGGCGTCTCGAGCACCGGCCGTGATTGGTGAGAAGATAGAACAGTATCTTTTTAAAAAAATATTGGCGGTTTATGGAGATGATCATGTTTACAATAAGGGATCTGATCCAGAGGTTGCTGCATGGTTAGGTGGGCATGAGTTTGCTTTTTTTATGAAGACTCATTTTAGTTGTGAGGTGCGTGACTTGTTTGATGGTGTTCCGTTTATAACTATTGAACATAATGGTTTCATTATTGATAAAGGTGTCACGTTTTTGCAACAACAGATGGTTATGAATCCATATGCCCATTTGCCCAATCAGCCGTGGTGTATACCTTATCGTGAAACCTGGGCGTTTCTTATTAGAGCGGTACATGGTCGTACTCCACGTGAGAGAGATGCCTTGGACTTAGCATTGAGTTGTATTGGTCACGCTTACGGCACTTATGGTTCTAATAAAGATGCTTATTTGCGTTTGTGGTGCATTTATAATCAGTGTTGCAAATATTTACGTAAATCAGGCAAAGATTTAATTGCTGCACTGCTTGAGCGGTTAACGCATGAAGATTTGGCAGATCTTCGTCGTAAAGGAATTAGCCGTGAGGATCTTGAATCGGGCTTTCCATCTATGGTAACTTTGATAAAGAAAAATGAAATAGATCCGTCTCGAAAATCTCGTTATGATCCAGTTGATGATGTTTTTGGGCAAGAGTTATTCGATTGGTAAGCTGACTGCCTTTTTAAAAATTAAAATAAAATAAAAATTAAAAATAATTTTTCTTGAAAAAC